ATCCTAATATAGCGTCTCATACATTCTATATACATTATATTGCCACTACTCTAATAGGCAATCTCCCGAAAACAGAATTATTAACATGGAAAGCAATCAAGAATTGTTTAGACAAGCCATCCTTGAAGCCAAAGAAGTACGCGAAATCGCTTTAGCTGCAGCTAGAACTACGTTAGCAGAACACTTTGAGCCTTACATTAAGGAAGAAATGGCTAAAACACTTTCCGAAGAGGAATTGGAAGAAAGTGAAGCTGGTGAGGAAAAGATCTCTAAAAAAGATTCTGCTTACAAATACCCAGCAATGAGTCACGTTAAAGAAATGCATAGCATGAAACACGATGACCACGATGAACACCATCATTTACACGCTGATGTAGAAGAGTCTTACCTAGACGAAATCTTATCTGAATTAGACGCTTTATCTGAAAAGATGGAAGAAGAAGGTGCAGACGAAGATGGAACAGTTGAAGAAGGACATATCAAAGCAGACGGATACGATGGAAGTTTAAAAGGTAAAGGCGCTAAAGATGGCGGCTACGACGAAAAAGCTAAAGTTAGTCACGGAGATCACAAACTTCACGAAGGTGAAGAGGCTGAAGAAGAAGAAGGTGAAGACGAAGGCGGAAGCGCTGACGACGATACTGAATCAATCGACGGTACTGACGAGCAAGAAGTTGTAGATATCACAGTAGGTGAATTGAAAGACATCATTCGTGATGTATTCATGCAGTTACAAGGTGGTGCTGGAGAAGAAGAAGAGCCAGAAACTTTTGATGCTGATACTGACTTATCTGCTGATTTAGGCGGAGAAGAAGGTGAAGAAGAAGAAGGTGGTGAAATTTCTCTAGAAGAAATCTTAGCTGAACTTGAAAACGAAGAGAAAATGGAAGAAGGATCTTCTGATGCTCAAGAAATTCCTGCAGGAGTTCGTGGCCAAAAGTACAAAATGGCTGATGTAAGCAATGTACAAGCTAGAGAATCTGCTATTAAAGAGGATTTAAACGAAGCTATTGAAACTATTAAAGTTTTAAAAGCAGAGCTTAATGAAATGAATCTTTTCAACGCTAAAATGCTTTACGTTAACAAGATCTTCAAGGCTAAAAACCTTAACGAATCTCAAAAGACAAAAGTAATCAACGCATTTGACCGTGCAACATCGGTTAAAGAAGTTGAAAATACTTACAAAACATTACTTGAGTCAGTAGGAGAAGCTACTAAAAAGTCTTCTTTGAAAGAATCAGTAGGTTTCGCATCAAAACCAATTGGTAATGCTCCAGCTAGACCAATTGTTGAAGCTGATGCTTTCGTAACAAGATGGCAACAACTTGCTGGAATCAAATAAATTAAAAAAATAAAACACATTTAAAAATGTCAAACTTAGTACAATCTTTATTAGAAAGCGCTAATCCATACCAAGATCAATTGGGTGTTAGCCAAAAGCTTGCTAAGAAATGGGCTAAATCTGGTTTACTTGAGGGTCTTCATGACTACGATAGAAACAACATGGCTCTTATCTTAGAAAACCAAGCAAAACAATTAGTGGTTGAGTCTTCAAGCACAGGTGGTAACGTAACTAACGGTGCTACATTTACACCAGGTAATGGTGAACAATGGGCTGGTGTTGCTTTACCATTGGTAAGAAAAATCTTTGGTCAAATCGCTGCAAAAGAAATGGTAAGCGTACAACCAATGAACTTACCTGCAGGTTTAGTATTCTACTTAGACTTCCAATATGGAAGTGGTTGGAATCCTTCATTCACTCAAGGTAACTCTCTTTATGGTAACTTAAACCCTACAGCTAACAGCGTATTCGGTAACACAAATACTGGTGGTTTGTATGGTCAAGGTAGATTTGGTTATTCTATCAACTTGTTCTCTGCATCTTACAACGGTACAACTGCAGCTTTATCAGCTTCTATTGCTACTGCTACATTTGCTCAAGTTAACTTTAACGCTGATTACTCTGCTTCTATCGTTAACGGTACAATGACTGTTGTGTCTATCCAAACTGGTTCTTTAGTATTAGATACAAACGGTGTACGTGCATTTGAAATCTCTGGTAGCTCTGCTGGTGCAGGTGTTGTATCTCCAGCTAATTCAATTAATGACTTCACATACTTAAGTGGCTCAGGTATTACTTTCTTAGTGTCTGGTTCATTAGCTAACGTAAGTGCTTCTATCGCTGCTGCTTACACTGGAACTGGTTTGACTTTCTTCTACAATAAGTCTACTAATTTCCAAACAAGAGGTGACTTCGAGGATGCTCCTACAGATACACCTACTCCGTTCTCTAACCCGAACGCTGCTAGCTCTGCATCTATCGTTATCCCTGAGATCAACGTGCAAATGAAATCTCAAACCATCTCTGCTAAAACTCGTAAGTTGAAAGCACAATGGACTCCAGAATTTGCGCAAGATTTGAACGCTTACCATAGCTTAGATGCTGAGGCTGAATTAACTGGTATGTTATCTGAGTACATCTCTTTAGAGATCGACTTAGAAATCTTAGATATGTTAATTGAGAATGCTCAAACAGTAGCTAACTGGTCTGCTCAAATCGGTAACCAAATCAATAACACTCAGACTGCTTACACAAGCAACACAGCTGGTGCTTATTATAACCAAATGTCTTGGTTCCAAACTTTGGGTATCAAGTTACAAGCGGTATCTAACAAAATCCACCAATTAACTTTACGTGGTGGTGCTAACTTCTTAGTATGTTCTCCAACTGTAGCTACTATCTTGGAATCAATCCCAGGATTTGCAGCTGATACTGATGGTGCAGCAGATACAATGAAGTATGCATTTGGTGTACAAAAGATCGGTGCTTTAAACAGCCGTTATAAGGTTTACAAAAACCCTTACATGACTGAGAACACTATCTTAATGGGCTTCCGTGGTAACCAATTCTTAGAGACTGGTGCCGTTTATGCTCCATACGTTCCATTGATCATGACTCCATTAATCTACGATCCTAATACCTTCACTCCAAGAAAAGGTATCATGACTCGTTACGCAAAATTAATGGTACGTCCTGAATACTATGGTAAAGTATACGTTGCTGATTTACAAGTTGCTGCTGCTATCTAGTAGTTGCAATTAAGCAATAAAAAGAAAGACCGGCCCCGTAAGGCCGGTTTTTTTATTTACAGATAGAAGCTATTTATTTACATAGTAGTTATAACCAAAACCAATTTATGGAAAAGCAAAAAAGGGTTCTTAAAGGTGAAATTAAGTATAACGTAGAATTAAATGAAGAACAAAAGGAAGCTAAAAGGCTTATAAGAGAAAATCAAATAGTAGTTATAACGGGTAGAGCAGGATGTGGAAAGTCCTTAGTATCAGCCCAAGTAGCTTTAGATTTTGTATTCAAGAAAGAGTGTGAAGGTATATACGTTACGAGAGCAGCAGTAGAGGTTGGTCATTCCTTAGGTTTTCTTCCAGGAAGCCTTAACGAAAAGTTTGATCCGTATCTAGAAGCATTTCAAGAGAACTTAATGAAGTGTTATAGTAAGGAGAAAGTTGAACAGCTTATACTAGAAAAGAAAGTACAAGCGCTTCCAGTGCAGTTTATACGTGGAAAAACAGTGGATGATATACTGATTGTGGAGGAGGCTCAAAACTTAACAAAAGCCGAAATGCTAGCTATTTTAACACGATTAGGTAAGCATGGAAGAATTGTTGTGAATGGAGACAACGAACAGACTGACATTAAGAATAAAACAGGTGAGATGAACGGTCTTAGTTATGTAATTGAACTATCCAAAAAGATAGAAGAAGTTAAGTGGATTAAATTAAAAGAGAATCACCGTTCCGACTTAGTAGGTAAGATATTAGATTATGAATACGGTAATTAATAAATAATAAATGGCTAATCCAGTAATATACGACGGCAGTCCGGGTCCTATCTCAGGTAGCACTCCTTTTGGATTTTATGATAACGATCCTCAATTCCAAAACGATGGTCCTTTAGTGGCAAACTACTGTGCTAGAAAGTTAGGATACCCTGTACTTGATGTAGAATTAAACGATTTAAACATATATGCATGCTTTGAAGAAGCTGTTTCCATATATGCAGAAGAGTTGTATCAATTAAAGATTAAAGATAATTATCTAACTTTAGAAGGTCAACCAACTTCTTCTTTACTTAACACTACAGTCGTATCTCCTAACTTAACAAATATGCTAAACTTGTCTGAGACTTATGGTCAAGCAGCGGGGGTAGGTGGATTTGTAAGTTGGAAGAGTGGATCTTTAGCTTTAAGTGGTAGTGTTCAAAACTACGATTTGTATCAATGGGCTGTTAATACTCAAGGTATGAGTCCAACCGATAGAATAGTTGTTCAAAGAGTAATGTATCAAGCACCTCCAGCTTTATATAGCTATGGATATGGCTCTTACTACCCTCAATTGGGAGGTTCAGGAGCATGGCCAGGTAACTGGGGTGGATATGGATTTGGTGGCTATGGTGGTGTTGGAAACAGTACTACTCTGTATCCAGTCTTCTGGAGTATCCAAATGATTCAAGAGGTAGAAATGCAAAATGAAGTTAACTTACCAGCTTGGTCTTTTGAATTAATAGGTACTAATTTAAGAATAATGCCAGTACCAACTGCAGGTGGTGGTTACATTTCGATCCAATATGCTTTCCAATCAGATTTAATGAGCTTGACTGAGAATAGTCCTTATGGAGCTAACCAAGGTTTGGTAGCAAATGCTTCAATGGCACCTTATGGAAACATTACTTATTCTGATTTAAATCAACCTGCAAAGCAGTGGACGAAGGAATTTACTGCAGCTTTAACTTCTGAATTGTTAGGTTTAGTTAGAGGTAAGTACCAACAAGTTTTAATACCTGGTGCAGAGACTACTTTGAACTTTAACGACTTAATTACAAGAGGTAAAGAAGCTCAATTAGCGTTACGTGAAAAATTAAGAAACGATTTAGAGGATATGTCACGCCAAAAACAACTAGAGAGAAAACAATCAGAAACCGACTCTATAAGTAATACGCTAAACGCTATCCCAATACCAATATACATAGGATAATATGGCATTATTTGGAACCGTCAAAGACGCAAATACTTTATTAGGAATAGCTTCCGAGTTTGTCAGCAACGTTGTTACCCAACAAATTGGGTATTACAAAGTTGTAATACCAGCTTCGGATGTAAACGTGTATGGAGAAGCTTTGGTGAAGCAATACATAGGACCAGTCCTAATAAACTGCTTAATTGAAAGAGGAGCTTATACAACTATTTCAGAGGATTTGGGTCCAGATAGAAGAAGAGATGTAGGGTTTAGGTTCTTAAAGCCGGACTTACAGTATGCAAATATAGTACCAGAAATTGGCGATATTGTAATGTATAACGAGCATTATTACGAAGTAGACAACGTAAATCAAAACCAATACTTCTTAGGTAAAGATCCTAACTATGCTTACTCTAATGGTTTACAAAACTTTGGACAGAGCTGGTCTATTTTATTAGATACACATTATACAACACCTGATAGATTGGGTATCACACAACAACGACTATAATATGGCAGGAGGATTACAGCAGGTTAGACCGGAAACAAGAAGGGAGTTTATGGATAAACTTGTGGTACCTTATGACCCAACATATGGTAACCCAAACATAATTCCTTCACAGCCGTTTAAACCTGGACAACCAGAGGTTAATCGTGCTTACGAGACGGCTTATAATCCAACTAACGACAAGAAGTTTTCTATTGGTATTAAGGATATTGACGAAGCAGTTCAGTACTACTTCAACAACGTACTTCAATTATCTGTATACCAAAACAATGATAAAATATTAGTTCCGATCATATATGGACTCCCTGAAAAGTGGAAATCTATCCAAAAAGATGGGTATTACCAAGATCAGGATTCTAAAACTATGCCTCCACTCTTAATGTATAGAAGAGAATCTATTGTACAAAATCGTACCTTAGGTAACAAAGTGGATGGAAATAGCGCTCATAACGTTCAATTATTCGAAAAAGGCTTTTCAAGGAAGAACATTTACGATAACTTTCACACCTTACAAAACCAAAAACCACAGAAAGAGTATGTTGTGGTGGTGACTCCAGACTACATTACCGTGACTTATAAGTGTATTGTATGGACTAGCTTCGTAGAGCAGATGGATAGCATAATAGAGGCGCTAAATTTCGCTTCAAATTCTTATTGGGGAGATCCATCATCTTTTCAATTTCTAACAAAAATCGAAGCGTTTAACGATGCTTTATCCTTTGATCAAGGAGAGGATCGCTTTGTAAGGACTGAATTCAATATAACTTTGAATGGATACCTAATTCCTGACACAATTAATGCTTACTTAGCTCAGTTACAGGGTAAGACTTACAACATCTGTAAAATAGTATTCGCACCAGAAACAGTAATATGACATTAGCAAGCATTATATCTCAGATTAATTCTAAAACAGGGTATTTAATACCAACTGGCAGCTCTACCTATTATATTAGCTCTTCTCAAACTCTTTCGAGTGGATCAGTTAATAGTATAATTAACGAAATAAACTCCTTGACTGGCTATGGTATTCCAGCTACAAATGTGACTTACGTTTCTGGTAGTCCTGTGGCAAACGAAGCTACTATAATATACGTTCCAACTGCAGCAAGTGGTACTATTCCCACTACTGGAATTTATCCTGGCGGCATAATAAAAGCCGAGCAAATTCTTAACATTATCAATGCGTTAAATGGTGTAAGTGCATACGATATTATTATTTCTGGCAGCTTGAATGTTTCTGGTTCAACTACTCTAAGAACTCTCTTAGATTTACCTTTTGTACCTAATGAAGACTTACTAGTTTCTAACAGCGGAAGTGTTGCAGGAACTAATATAGTTGATGGTGGAAGTTTCTAAAGTAACTATTTATAAACAGCTTAAATAAGCTTTTGTTAGTATATACTTTAAACACTCCTAGATATGGCAGTTACTGTCGAACTGAAACGCAGCGCAATACCTGGTAAAAAACCAGATACATCCCAATTAGCTCTTGGGGAATTAGCAATCAATACCTATGATGGTGCTGTTTACTTTAAACAGGACAATGGTACTCAGCAAATCATCCAGTTAGCAACTACAAGTGGTAGCTCAGTAGCAAGTGCTTCTTATGCAAACTACGCTGCAACTGCTGGTACTGCGGTATATGCTACAAATGCTGGTTCTTCTAACACTGCTATAAGTGCTTCATACGCTTTAACTTCATCGTATACTCTAGGATCAGTACAAAGTGCTTCCTTTGCAATTAGTGCCTCTTATGCAACTAGTGCTTCAATAGCACAAACTGCTTCTTTTGTAGTAAACGCTTTAACAGCTTCTAACATTCAAGGTGGTACAAATAACTTTATTCCAATCTGGTCAGGCTCTACTGTATTAAGTAGTAGTTTAATATATCAAACAGGTTCTACAGTTGTATTAAATCAGTTGAACCCAAATGCAGGTGCTCCCGAAGCATTATATGTATGGCAACCAAGTCTAACTTCTTATAACGTAATTAGTGGTAAGGGTAACTTAAATACATACTTACAGCTTAATATTCAAAACTTGAATGCTGGTAATACTGTATCTGCGGATGTAGTGGCTACTGCAAACAACGGTGATGAGAATGGTAACTATGTTGATATGGGTATCAACGGCTCAAATTACGACGGTAATGTGGGTAGTGGTCCTGGATTTGCTAATGATGCTTACTTATATAATACAGGTTCTAATTTCTACGTTGGTAACTACTCACCTAGCCAGTCTTTATATTTGTTTAGTGGTTATCAAGGTGATCATGCTGCAACCTTCCAAATAGCTCCTAATAAGAATGTTTACATTAGTAGTAGCTTGATTGTTACGGGT